CCCCGAGCAATTTCAATGAGCGTGTCGCTTTCGATGCGATGGTTCGATCTCCGGATGGTCACGGCGGCACGACAACAGGCTGGGGAGCGCCAGAGGCTGCCGTGAAGGCCTGGGCCCACTTTCGCTTCCTTCGCGGCGGTGAGGCCGTCCAGGCGGCGCGCTTGGCCGGGAGGCAGCCCATCGTCGTCACGATCCGCAAGAGCGCCGCAACAACGCAGATCACGAATGACTGGCGCATGCGCGATGCCCGCACCGGTGCCGTCTACAACATCCGGGCTATCGTTCCGACCGATGACCGCGGGTTTCTGGAACTGACCGTAGAAGGCGGGGTGGCCGTGTGAGCGTCTCGGTTTCGTTTCAGGACCTTGTCCTGGCCTGCTTGCTCGCAAACGAAGCGGTGACCGACATCGTCGGCGATCGTATCGTTGATGGCGATGATGAAAATCTGGAATTCCCAAACATCACCTTTGGGACGTCCGACTTCTTCCCCGATGATGCGGACTGCATCCGTGGGAGAGAAGAGACGCTGCAGATCGACTGCTGGACGCGGGACGCTGGCAAGAAGTGGCCGTGTCGGGAGCTTGTCGACGCAGTGAAGAACGCACTGCACGACGTCGAGGGCGACCTGTCTGAAGGCGCGCTGGTATTGACGCGCGTCGATCTCGTGCGGGTGTTCAGCGACCCTGATGGCATCACAACCCACGGCGTGGTTCAGGTCACCGCCGTTATCGAGGAGTAGGAGGCAATATGGCTCGCGTGAGGTTCACAGCGGATTTCGACTACAAGCCGACGGCCCGCACAACCATCGGCTACGAGTCCGGATGGAGCGGCACCGTAAAGCGCGATTGCGCTGACAAGGCGGTGGCCGCGGGGAAGGCGGATCTACTCGACGCCAAGCCTCCGACGGAAGATCCGGTCAGTGACGAAAATCCTCAACCTTGATCGCCTCAACCGGAAACTGAGGCGGCTGCCGGAGGTAGCAAAGCGCGAAATCCGGGCGGGGATGGAGCGGGCTGCGGAACAGATCGTCGCCATGATGAAGAACCTTGTGCCGGTCGACGACGGGACCTTGCGCGACAGCATCGGATGGACCTGGGGCAAGGCTCCGAAGGGTTCGCTGGCTGTGGCAGCTATCAGAGGCGGCAAGGTGGATGGACTGACGATCACGATCTATGCCGGCAATGAGAAAGCCTACTATGCTCGGTGGGTGGAGTTTGGGACATCCCACCACGCCAACGGGGGCAAGTTTTCCGGCACCAAGAATCCAGGCACCAGAGCAAGACCGTTCTTCTACGTCAGCTGGCGCGCAAACAAGCGATCGGCCAAGCGCATCATGCGCAAGGGCGTAAGAGACGCTGCAAAGAAGGTCGCCGCCGGCGGCTGAATATCCCGGACAGCTGAATTCACCACCCCCGCTCGGTGAGTGGGGTTATCCCTGTTGCCACAAAGGAGAACTTCAAATGGCAGATCCGACAACCATCAAAGGCGGCAAGGTCAGGGTCCTCCTTGGCAATGACGCTACGCCGACCGTCTACACGGCGCCCTGCGGCTTCAGCCAGCGAAACGTGACGCTGAACAAGGGCCTCGAAGAGGTGAATATCCCGGACTGCGACGACCCGGACGCCGTCAACTGGCTCGGCCGGGACGCCGTCTCTCTCTCCATGACCATCGCAGGGGAGGGTGTTCTCGCCGAGGAGAGCGTCGAGGTCTGGCTGGATGCATTCGACAACGTCGAAAGCGTGCCGCTAAAGGTCGAATGGGAGTTTCCGGCCAAGACGATCACATGGACAGGCAAGGCGCATGTCGAGAACTTCGAGGCTGGTGCGCAGGACGGTCGCCGCGTCACGGGGAATGTCTCCCTGCAGAGCGACGGCAAGATGACCCGCGTCGTGGCGGTTACCCCGTAAATGGCTCGGGACGCACAAATCACCATTCCTTGGGCGGACGGTGATTTCGCCTTCCGCCTGGGCTGGGGCGAGCTGGCCGAGCTCCAGGAAAAGACCAACGCAGGCCCCTACGTGGTACTGCATCGCCTGCATTCGCATCAGTGGCGTGTCGAAGACATTTCGAACGTGATCCGCCTAGGCTTGATCGGAGGCGGCCTTCCTGCGACTGAAGCGATGAAGAAGGTACGCTTTTATGTCGAGAGCCGCCCGCCGCTGGAAAACCATTCGGCTGCCGTTGCCATCCTCTCCGCTGGTCTTCTCGGCGCTCCGGAGGAGCCTGTGGGGGAGCCGGAAGCGCCAACACCAGCAGCCGAGTAGACGAGCTCCCGAACGGTAAGATCCGTTTCGCGGCGATCTATGGGGTTGGCGCCGCAATGGGTTTCACGCCACAACAGGTCAACGACATGTCGATGTGGCAGTTCATGGCTGCGTTTGATGGATATGCGAGGGCGAACGGCGCCAAGGACAAGATGTCCAACGCAGAGGCCGACGATCTTTGGAAGTGGTTGCAGGAAAAGGAGACTTGAAGCGTCAATCTTTGAATAAGCTATCGGGGAGGCAGGTAATAGAACCCCGCCCACTTCGATCGTTCGTCGTTCCAATAGCCTCGGATACAGCTTTCAGATCGCGCTTTCGGGCCTCACATTCGGCCTTGGACAGACCCTTGGCTGAAACCCGTTCAGAGTTTCCTAGGGCTTGCACCAGGCGATAAGTCTCATCCGCATTAGAATTCGCCGCCCAAAACATGCAGGCTGCTGAAATCGAGGCAACCGCGGTCTTTCGAATGCAGGTCAATGTTTGAACTTCGCGCATGTCTACCCTCCAGATCCCCAAACTATAAGAGAAGCATCTGATGCCTGCAACCGACCTTGAGCGTCTCGTGGTGCAGCTTTCTGCTGACCTAAAGGGCTACGACAACAGCCTCAGAAAAGCGCAGCGCATCACGAACCAACGCATGGGAGCCATCCAGAAGCAAGCCATTGCATCGAGCACCGCGATTGCGGGGTCTTTCATCAAGTCAGGGGCAGCGATTGCGGGGGCATTCCTCGCGAATGATCTGATCCGCAACATGGGCGCCTTGTCTGATGCCGCCACGCGGATCAACAACTCCCTGAAGGTCGCTGGCCTGTCGGGCGCAGAGCTTGCGATGGTCTATCAGTCCCTTAATAAAGCGGCGATCGCCAACGGCGCCTCCATCGAAACCTTGGCCACGCTTTACGGCAAGGCGGCGCAGAGCCAAAAAGAGCTTGGGGTGAGTAGCGAAGAACTGCTCGGCTTCACCAGCAATGTTGCGCTTGCTTTGCGTGTGGCTGGCACTGACGCGGAATCAGCCAGCGGCGCGCTTCTCCAACTCGGCCAGGCCTTAGGCAGCGGGAAGGTCCAAGCGGAAGAATTCAACTCTATTCTGGAAGGCACGCCTACTATCGCGCAAGCGGTCGCTGCCGGCCTGAAAGAGGCTGGGGGCTCGGTAGCGAGGCTCAAGGCTCTGGTTGTCGATGGAAAGATATCGTCAGAAGCGTTCTTTAGGGCCTTCGAGGCTGGGGCGCCAATGTTGCAGGAGAAGGTGGCCGGGTCGGGATTCACGATTGAGCAGGCGACAGGGAACCTCAAGACAGCGCTGATAGACGCCGCCAAAGAGTTCAACGAATCAACAAAGGCAAGCGAGACCTTCGCAGGCGGGATCAATAGCGCAGCCAAGGCAATCAACGGTTTCGACGTGTCCGGGCTGGTCCAGAAGATCAGGGACGCGAAGAGGGAGTTGGACACGTACCTCTCCAGCCTCGGAAACGCCGAGATATTCAATCAGCTTGCGCAGGGCGTTGGCGCATTGGACGGCAACGGTAACGTTGTTAAACTAGATGCTTCCAAGGCAACCGACGAAACGAAGGCGCTTGAGAAGGAAGTTAGACTTCTTCAAGAGCGCATTGCCATAAATTCCACGCTGGAGATAGACAACAGGCCGGCACTCGCGCGCCTAGCCGAGGTGAAGCAGGCACTTGCGCAGGTCCAAGCGAGCGCGGCGAAACCTGGGACGCCAGCAACAAACGCAACGGGCGGCAATGGCAACATTGTTCCGCTGAGCCCGACAGACGGCGCAGGTCCACTCGATTACAACAGGTTCCCGCCCCCGACAGCCCCAGTCAAGCCGGTCTCGGTCAAGGACTTCAAGCCGCCAGTCGGCAAGTCGGGCGGCGGGAAATCGAAGACTGATGATCTGCAGCGAGAGATTGCGCAGATCAGGGAGCGGACCGAGGCTCTTCAGGCTGCGACAACTGCCCAGGCGCAAGTCAATCCGCTCATCGACGACTACGGCTTTGCCGTCGAGAAGGCCGCCGCGAAACACGATCTGCTGAAGGCCGCCCAGGAAGCAGGCAAGAAGGTCACGCCCGAGCTTGCCGCGCAGATCGACACTCTGGCCACCTCCTACGCCAACGCCGTCGTAGCGTCGGAACAGCTGGCCGAAAGTCAGGATCGCCTAAGGCAGGCAGCTGAGGACGCCCGCGAGTTCAATAAGGATCTCACGCGCGGCATCATCGACGGATGGATCGAAGGCAAGAAGTCTGCCGATCTCTTTGCAGACAGCCTGAAGAAGATCGGCGATCGGCTTCTCGGTATGGCGCTGGACAGCATCTTCGATAGTCCGGGCAAAGGCGGCGCAGGCATCAATCCCTTGAGCTTTCTCGGCGACATCTTCCGGGCCAGCGGCGGCCCGGTGAGGAAGGGGCAACCATATGTAGTCGGTGAGAAGCGGCCGGAGCTATTCGTTCCGGATCAAAACGGGTCGATCGTACCGCGCGTGCCGACAGCTGCGCCGACAATGCCGAGCCTCGGGAACATCGCTCCCCAACGGTCATCTGGAATGGCAATCGACGTCAGTGTTTCC